CGAACATGGAATCCAACACCACTCCCAAATTCACAGATGCAAGAGAAAATCTGCTGTCTTTCTCAGCCCAATTCCTTCTTGGATTGCCTAAGAATCAGATTGCGGAGAATTTCTCTGCACTGTCTTTGTTAGAATCCATGTCAGCGAGTGATTTTCTGCCTTCTTCTCCACTAAACCTGGATGGGTTTTGGCAGAAAATCATCCTGGTTTACAAGCCATCTTCCCGTGGCTACCACATGCTTCCTTTGGGGGAGTATTTCCTTTCTCAAATAGTTGAAATCCAAAAAAATTCAGAAAAACACGAAAAACCAAAAACAATTTCTCATCTTTTTCAGACTTTTGTTTCCGCTGTCTTTTTTAATCAGACGGTTTTGGCCGTTGAAAATGCTTTTGCCCTTGAGCAGGTTGGCAAGTCCAAGAGTGGTGGGTTCGTTACTCACATATCCTGGTTTGACCCTACACTCGACAAGGGCATGTGTTGGCTTCAGATGGTTAAGGAGAAATGCCCTAGCCTTCTGCTCGTGTTTGACGAAGAATTTCCCGCTGCCCCTATGCAAGGAGGACTCCAAGTGTCAGAAGCCACGCTTGCTTCAATTGGGTTTGCTGCTGTCGTTTCCAGCAACCCACGCATTGTTTCTGATACATTCTGGGACATTGTGGCAATTGGAACGTCATGCCACCATGTTCAGCGGACCACCGTGAGTCATACACTTGAAGCCATTGGCAATTACGCAACCACCTATCATCTTCGAGGGATTGAGATTGCTGCCTTGACTGCAGGTCGTACCTGGATGGCACCCACTTCCACTGAAGTTAACATTTCCCATGTCAGAGTGTCAGTTGAGCCCGACAAGGTTCCTGCTGTTGGACCGCTCCCTAAAGCAAAGATAACACTTGATCCTGAAGTTGTTTGCAACAGGTTCTCAGCTGCCGGCGTCAATATGGCATTTGAGATGAACGCGATACATGCTGATGAAGTTGTCGACACCAAGCTCATTGGCCGCACCTGGCCTGCCTTTGGCAACACTGCACCAATGGTTTTCGGTGGCCAGCGACTCCCTGGAATAAAGCCGATACCTGCACCTGCTTACGCAGGACTCACCAGAGGCGTGGCTGACCAAAACGTCATGCGATCGCTTACTGCACTGTCCTCCATATATGGTAATGTGAAAGAAGGGATGATATCAGATGTGGCACGCACGTCAATCAACCGACTGCTTGGCAGGCCGTATCAGCCATGCCACCTCATGCTTCGGCTTGCTGCACTTTATGTCGCATCATATCAGCTTGAGACAGTTGGTCGCACATTGACTGTCGTTGCTGAAATCCCACCAGAAGAACAAGCATGGGTCTCTGGATGGAATTCGTTTTCCAGGCAAGTCTATCAAGCAGAGAGAAGGAACCACTCGCCCATCCCGTTTCTTCCTCGTGCTTGTACGGCACCAGAGGCCTTTTACAGGGTCCTTGTTGCCACGGTTCTTGGCACTGACGCACTTGATTGCGACGGAGACATGCCTGTCTGCTTGCGTGTTTGGCCGCTCATCAACAACCCCAAAATACTACACTTCACTGATGCAAAAGTCCACTACAGTTCTAATGGTGCCTGTTCATCTTCTGATGTTGCCATGGTTATTTCCTTTTTTGCAAACACATTCGGACTGGAAGATATAGTCCATGACACAGTCCGCTTCATGTTCATGATGTCACACAACTTATCTTCTAACAAGAATGATGCAACACTTGCTGGATGCCGCGAAATGCTCGACATCGGGGAAAGTGACACCGGAGCATTCTGTCTAATCCATTTGCTTCAACCTCAACAACTCATATCACATGAGCAGGTTCTGGCAATATTTGACGATCCTGAGGATGAGCACATGGGAGGCATAGTCAGGTCGATGGTGTTTAATCATTGCATCAACATGGTGCTGGCATCTGCAGGAGGTGCTCTCATGGCGCAAGGACTCAGCGACGCTGTTCTAACTAGGAACTTGTCTCGCATTGTCAAGGACACAGGTGGTCAGCAACCACTAACTGCCATGGCCTGGAAAGCGGCCAACACCCTGATTGGCGAAACTGCTTCCAGCCGTCTACTTAGCCGCTACAAGCTCTGTGGTCGTAATTTGGTCCACCGGCTTGTGCAGAACTACCGAGCTGGACATTGGGTGCAGTCAGAAGAGCTCATCCCGGTTACACAACGTTGTCTGACTGACACAGCTCTGCTTGGCTACCTCACTCCAGCTGCTCCTACATCACGACTTGATCTTGAGCATTATTACAGCATTGCTGAAGTGGTTGGCGCAGATGATAAATCAGCGGCCTTCTACAGCCTGCTGTCTGTGCTGCCCAACACCAACATACAACTGCTCAGCAAACAACATGGTTGTTTACTCCCCAAACTGCAGCCGCACACAAAACTGACATCTTATCGGGGCCATCCGCTTGATGGTCAGTTTGTCGATCTACGGACAACCAAGCACAGTTACACCACTGTGTTTAGGCTCGATTCAGGGAACCAGCTGCATCGAGCCACCACAACCCCGGCTGCAAGAAGCAAATACCGATGGTGGTATGATTGGTACGCACCTTCACAATACTCTTTCTCCCCACGACAACAACGCCCGCCATCTCCTGCAGCAGCCGAGACTGAGCATTCTGAACCCATCCCACGAGTCCCGTCACCTGCTGATTATCAGCCAGCATCACCAGGGCTACATCCAACCCCTGAGCCACTCACTGCAAAGAACCACACCCAGGTTTTCCAAGTACTTGGTGCTGCAGGGACCGCCCTTCAGAGCGCATGGCGCAAGCTTGGACAGACTGAATCACAGCACGATGCTTCAACCGCATCGAGCTTGTTGGTTGACACTCTTCGCGCTATGGACCCTGGTGATGTGGTGACTGATCTGGCTGAACATGGCTTGGCTGAGGCTGGCATTTCATTGCTGTTGGACATCATGGACCTGGCAGAGACTTTTGATAGCCGCACCGCAACAGCTCAGCGCTTGGCACACACAAGGCTCAACTACCAGACTGCCTTGAGCAACCTGAGCCTTGCTGCAGCGGAGGAAAAACAGCCCATGACCGCAATCATAGCCCAGGCCACCTCCATCGAAGATGTTGAGAACGTCATTGAAGAAGAACAGCTCTCAGCAGCAATTGCAGAATCAGCAGCAGCCATTGTCGAAGCAGCATCAGCAGAAGCAGAAGCAACCGATAAAGGCACACCCCCAAAAGAAAGCTGGGCAGCAGCGACCACCAGCACCACTGCTGCCCCAGTTGCCACACCAGAACACGCTGGGCCACTGTTCGGAACAGCCACATTCAAGATTCCATCACCGCGCAGTGGACAGCAATGAACCGTGCCGCACAGTGTTGTCAGGAATCGTGGGTTGCACAACATTTCCCAGATCTGGTTCCTGCTGAAACAGCCCTGGCCTGGACTGCCCATTCCACAGAATTCCACTCTATGATGCGTGTCGCTGCAGAACGTTCTACTCATGTAAAACCACTTGACTATCCTCTTACCACTAAAATTCTTTCATCTTTTGCTGAAATGCCCAAAGCAGCAGTTGCCCAACGTAGGTTGAGTTTAATGGACTTGGACAACGCGAGACGACTGACGGGCACTGAATTACAAATTGCTGCCATTCACAGGTCATCACCAGAGTTTGTAGCAACCAACATTATTTTCTGGACAAGATGCTTACCGGAGGGGCTTGCGTCCCGCCAGCCCATTTTCTTCCTCCTTCCTTTCCTGCGGAGTGAAGAAATATTTCAAAACAAACCAATCTTCGACCAGATACGGCGCTGGTGTCGGTTACCCCATGAACCACTCCCAGTCGATCAGCTGCAATATTTGCTGCAGTATCCATCCATGTGCGGCCGCACTATGGAGGAGGTTGACTGGGTGCAGGAATGGCAGGAAAACTTGCCAAGCGAACACATAAGAAGGTGGCCATCAGCAGGGCTCTCATCGGACTGGACAGCAGCCGCATATCTCACCGCTTTTCGACAAGCAGCAGAAAAGGTCATTGATGCAGTAATGGCCGAAACTGCGCCGCGTGAGAAGCAAGGCATCAGTGCTTGGTGGGGTCGAAGAATACTTTGGATGCCGACAGGTTCCAGTTCTGAGCGAAAGCGCGTTGAAGAACTCCCTGAAGTCAAAGCCAACAAGGAACTGTCGCGACCCAACAAAAAGACAGTTTCTGCCGTCCTCACTCAGGATACGTTGCTTTCGTGGCTCCGCACCAGACCCCGCGCAGACATCCGCTGCTCTACCAAGCATGAACCTGGGAAGAAGAACAGGCCACTGCATGCAGCAGATGACATTTCAACGGTCATAGCTTCATATGCAAGTGCAGGCATGGAACAACACATGAACGTGTTTGGCATGGATGCACGACAGACGCCATTAGATCTTGCCAGGTGGATGAAGCAGCATTACCTTGAAACTGCGGGCGTATGGGTCTCAACAGACTACAGCAAGTTCTTTTCAGAGCACCATTGGTGGGAGCAGGCCTACATCAACTGCGCCATCGCCAAACGCTGGTTGTCTGATGGCCTGCATCCCAATCGGCACTCAAAGGCATACTGCAGTCTATGGACTGCGCGCGCAGTGTTCAATCGATGGGTCGACCAACCCAAGAAGCGCATGCACTTGCACGGACTTTTCAGTGGACAGCGTGATACAGCCCGCGACAACACATTGCTGCACTGCATCTACTCGCAGATGGTTATTGATCTCATGCAGCAGAACTACATGACTGCACCGCTCTCAACATACTACTGTGGAGATGATGAAGATGCAAAGTTCACAAACCCTGTCACTGCAGCTGTTTATGTAGCCTTGCACATTGCAGCGGGATGGAAGCTTCAACCCATCAAGCAACTCGTCGGATACCACAGCCATGAGTATTTGAAAAACATGCTCGTAGGTGATCATCCGCCAATCCAACCCCTTTCATCCATGATTGCAGTGCTCGTGACTGGAAACTGGTACACGCCAGCTGTCACTTGGAAGAAAGGGCTGATGGAGGTTGTGGGAAACCAGCTGTGGTCACTTGTGCAGCGCGGGGCCAATCCAGATTGGATTGAAGTCTTCAGTGTAACCTGGCTGAACAGGCTATACACAGTGCGCGTTGCTGGTCAGAACTGCAAGCTTGAGTGGTTCACTCACAGACCTTCACGAACAAAAGAAAAATTCTGGCAACTCGCAGGAGCAGATGCCGAACCTCCCCCTGCAGAGGACCCAGATCCTGACACCCCTGCAGTCCTGTCAAAGACTCCAGGCGCAGATGATCTTGTTAACAACATCATCATTATGTTCCCAATCACTGAACCAACAGCTCTCGGTTTGCTTAAACGGTCTGCAGTGAGGGATGCCACCAAAGGCATGCTAGTCAAGCAATTGCAATCAGCTGACACAGAGGCAGCAATTCAGCAGCTTGGCAAGCGCAAAACAGTACACAAGAAACTATCAATACCTAAACTGACGAGGGACATGAAATGGTTAATAGAACAGTTTCATAACGTGGACGAAAACACAAATACACCCACGCGCAAAAGCGTTTTGGCAAGGCACGGAGTGCCCCAACAGCTTTACAACGCAGCGGGAAAAATCAAATGGTTACTGGACAATGATCAACTTGAACTGGCTGGCGAGATGCTGGCAGCATCAGACGAGCCGGAAAAGGACGCATCAGATCCAGTATTCAACTTTCCAAACAAGTTTTGGACCATGTTACGGCAGCAACGCTGAAAACATGGAAAACACGGCAACGCAATGCGTAAAGAGCC